GGCTTCAAAGATTTATTCTTACGAGTAAGAGTTTTATTCTGATAAGCAATCACATGCCCTGCACCATTATCAGGTCCAGAGATTGTTGCTTGTGTATTACCCCCACTTAACACTACAGTTGGAGTAGTCAACTCTCCGTCACCATCTACTTGATAAATCCAATCGTCAGTTTCTGTGAAGGTGTCAGAACCTGCATTGATTACTACAGTTGATGCTGTTTTGTTTGTTGTGTACACAGTACCAATAACTGCTGTTACAGAAGATACTTCTTGAACTCTAGAATTAGGAAGCTTAAATAAAAGATTGTTTTCTTGTTTATTGTAAATGTCATATCTATTTTGAATAGCTTTTAAGTTTGCATAGTTAGCAGCATCAACACCAATACTTCTAACATCACCAATACCATTGGCAGAAGGATTTGTCAACTGTATATCAAACAGATGAATACGATAATCAGACTGTGCTGTATACAAGCCCCTTACACGTGCAGTACCAATATTACTACCACCCCTATCCACAGCAGTATAAAGGTTTACTTGAGTAACATCTTCAATGTATCCAACTAATCCATATGCACTATCAGCAACAACATAGTTACCGATATTAGCTCCAACTTTTTCGGAACTCATCACTTTAAGATCTGAAGTAAGATTTCTAGGTTTTGCTACACGAATGGGTAAATTAAAATCTCTTTCAACACGTGACCCATTGACAAATGCCGTACCACCTGATACTTTAAAACTTAAAAAATCATCATCACTATCTTTTTCTATGGTTAAGTCAAACTGACCTGAAGAACTTTGCTCAATAAAGTTACCTGTTTGAGAATATGTTCTTGAGTCAATAAGGTTTCCTATCTTAGATAATATCTTATCAGGTGTTTTTACAAGAGAAACTTGTCCGTTACGAACCCTATAGACTTCGTAAAATGTATCACTAGCACTAATATTATCTTTTGTTGTCAAAGTTAAAACAATTCTAAGACGATCTGCACCAGGAGATGTTAAGTTAGGCGTACTTCCTGAGTTATCAAAAAGTGCAATATTATCTGCAGTAGTGACGATATCTTCTGTCACTTTAAATCCTATAACTCCTGTGAAGTCGGGAGAGTACTTTGAAAGAACTAACGTCTGAGATTCAACCATAACTAGATGATTAGCAGCAAACGTGTCAAACTGTGGAACTTCAGCAATAGATGCCTTACCAACAGCATCGTTGACAGACTGAATGGTAATATTACCTAAACTTGTAGTAAGAGTTGCACCTGCAACAAAAGGTTTAGACACAGTAGTATTAGTTGCTGTAGAGGCTCCACCAGCTTGACCTTTTGTCATTTTCACAAATATAGTATCAGGATCACCATCTGCAGCAGGTAGCACCTCTTTTACTACAGCAAATAAATCACCATCATTTATTTCAGTGCCTTTTAGTTGAGCATAGCCAACAGGTAAAGAGTTAACCTTAAGATAAGTATACGAGAATGCATTAACGCCTGAGGCTAAGTTACCACTATTATTGAAAATGGCACCTTCGTTAACAATAAACTTAGAAAGTCTACTTAGTTCTTGTTGAATAATAGTCTGAGACTGTGTTAGTTCACGTGCCTGTAGTGCTCTTCCGTTATTAAACAGAACACGATGATAATGATCACTATCTCTGAAATCATCATTGTATTCGCTTAAAAATGTTGTACTAGTGAGATTAGTAGCCATGGTTTACCCTTAAAGTTTAATAACGATTTTAATATCTTCAGTTTGGTCAGCGTCTCTTGCAATCTTTGCCTGATTATTTAGGAACAACAAATCACCTGAGAATACGTCTATATCTGGCTCAACCCTATCACCAATAGTAAACGATCCTGTTTTACCTGAAATCGTGATTGTCTCACCAGTTCTAAATGGAGTAAAGCCAGTTTCCTCATCTTGATGATACCATATAGTTGCGGAGTCGTCAAAGAAATCGATCCATGCTTGAGCATTACTATCACCATTTACGGTAACATCATCTGCCCATGTCAGTCCACCTGTAATAGGTGCAGTCAACACAAGCTGCTTAAGCCCAAGCCCTTCAGTAAGTTGAAACAGAGTTCCACTAGCAGAGTCTAAAAGATTTTTTAGAAGACCTACTTGACGGTATTCATTATCTACCACCCACTTATTATTAACATTACCTTCGGGTTTAATATTGAACATCATATTAGTGGATCTTAAATCTGTTCTTGCATCTGCCCCTAGTCCACCTGTAGGTGAAAAAATAGGATATACTTCTGCATTGATACCTGATGTTAAGTTAGTCTGATCTACTCTAACAGAAGCTTTATTGTAACCCGATCCTAAGACAGATGCAATGGAAACAAAAGCTCCCGCTCCTGCGCCTGTACCCACAGTATCGCTATCGCCAACTTCGACTGCTGCTAGTTTACCTGTAGCATCAAGTACTCCATGTGCTTTGGCACCACTACCATCACCAACAACTGTAAGAGTAGGGGCAGCAGAGTATACACCTGTGTTTGCTTCTACTCTATATCCAATAATCTGACCATCGATTGCAGCATTCTGTACAGCAAGTTGAGGTGCTTCAGGATCTGTTGGTTCTGCTGAATCCACAAACTTAACTGGCATAAAGTTAGAAGTTAAAAATCTGTTTGCATCTGCAGTTGTAATAGTGTACAAATACTTCCAAATATATCCATCGGTTTCTACTGGCAAAGACGTGTTTGTATGATCAGGAACAAACTGCGATACAACTGCTGAACCAAAACTATTTTTACCTTGACGAATACACACGTATACGTTATTATCAGCAGTTCTTACATAGTATGCAGGAGTTGGTTGACCCACAATATTATCGTTAAAAGCAGGATAAACTGTGTTGGTTGTCCAATCAGTTAATGGAACAACAAAAGAAAACGCCTCAACAGCTTTCACAGATTGAAGATTGTACCTAAACAACCGGCGGTCTCTTTCGGTATTACTTGGGTTTACAGTAACATCTGTGTTATCACCTGTTTGCCAAATCTGAGAGTGTCCTACACCAATGTAGAAATAGTTGTCAGAATCTCCAAGGGTTGTACCTTGGTTCTCATCAAATATTTGCTGTGCAAACTGTCTTTTTAATTTATCTGTAATAATTGCTGGCATTGTCTATTTCCTATACGACTGCGTATCCATAACCACCGATAATATTCCAACCATTGTTTCCATCCCAAATAAGTTGTGCTGTATCTAATGGATCAAATTCTATACTAGTTCCTTGTGCAAAGGTAGTAGGTGTTAATGTTACTGTTCCAGATCCACCACCACGTCTTGCGAATATTTTTATTTCACCGTTAAGTGTACCATCAGCTAGTGTAACTGTACCTGAAGAACTACCAGTTAAGGATACAAATCCTGCACTAGGAGCCGCTGCAGCACCATTAGCTGCAGTTATATAACTCATAGCAGCTTTGCTTATTTTTACAGATCCAGTACCTTTTGATGTTAAATCTAAGTTAATATTACCATCCGCTCCTATAGCTTCGATGACAGGTGCTGTACCTGCGGCATTGTCAGATATTTTCACATTATTTCTACTAGGGCTAAATGTATCTGTAAAAGATAATACTGCATTCCCAAGAGAGTCTGCTAAATATTCATGAACATTAGGTCTTTTTATAACAGGAGTATTTAAAGTTTTATTGCTAATAGTTGCTGTGGTGTCATTTAAAACAAGAGTATCACTATCCCCCAAACTAGGTATATTAAGATTATGATTTGCAGTTAAAGAACCTGCAACAATAGAGTATTTGTGACTTGAGTTATCATCAAATATATTCATATTAAGCAGTGATGGGTTGTTTAGTTGAGCACTGTCCAGAGTTTTATTACTCATAGTCTGAATGGCAGTATCCACTAAAACTGTTCCTGATGAATCTGGTAAGTCAATATTAACTTCAACATTACCACCAACAGCACCCAATTTAGTACGTGCTGATGGACCTATAATATCTAATCCACTGTCTGTAAGTTGTGTTGTACCTGCACCAATATTAGATCCACCTAAAATATTATACAGTTCTGTGAAGTTGGCATTGATCTTTATACCAGTAGTACGTAAAGTATCTCCTGTTCTGTCATTTGCAGAAAGACCTGTATTGATTGTTTGTTTCGCCATAACTTACTCTCTAGCTTGATTTATATTATTTATACATGTTGGAATGGATAATGTGCCGAATCTGCAGCATTATCTGAATCGAATAATGTTGAGAACTTACCACCATCCATAGTAGATTGTACTGTGATAACACCATCTGAATCTTGGTCCATAGTGAGAACCAAACCATTTGCAGAGTCATCCATAAATGTACCTGAAAGACCCAAGATGTTATAAGCATCCCTGTCAGCATCCAAGTCTTGGATTTGAATCTCACCAAGGTCTCTGAACTCAGTTCCTGTTGCAAAACGTCTAATGCCTATGTCACTGTCTGCTAGAAGAAGTGTCATAGAAGTTTCTGCTTGCATACTCATCGTAGCGATTTCTTCTGAAACAACTTGTTCAGTTATCGGATCTCCAATCTCATCCTGATCAATGGAAAGACCTATATCATTAACAAGTTCTAATAAAAGTTCTGAACCAAGATATACACCTGCAGGATGAACAAATAGTTTATAGGTGTCAACCCAATCTTTAAGAGGAAGACCAATCCTAACCAAAACTGACATAACTTGGTATAGTTTATCATCAGTAATAAACTTACGTGATTCAGGACCAATAACAGAGGCAAACTCTTTTATCTGTTCTCCACCTGTATTGATGCTATCCTGTTCATAATCAATAGCAGGACCGACTTTAAATATATTTTCTTTAGGATATAATATCTGTGGATCTTGTCCAAAGAAGCCTCTAAAGAACTGCTCAATACTGTACTTAGTACCTTTAGATCTGTAAAGAGTATTGGAAAACTTAATAGCTTCTCTTTTATTTAAGAAACCGCCAAAGTATGCTTGACCCAGAAGAAGTTCGTCCTCAAGATATTGTAATAACTTATCAGGAACTTGTGTAGCATCTCTAGAAGAATATAATCTTTTTATTTGACCAGATGGATTGTCTGCAGAATCCATAAACTCGTAGTACGCTTCAAACAAAGATTTAATATTTGGAAAATCTTCTTTGAAATATTCTGGCAATACATTATCAATCTCATTTCTAAAGAGATTTAAGTCTGTACGATTATTGTCTAGTAATGTTTTATCTTGCTTTGACATTAGTTTGTAGCACTTACGGTTACAGCAGTTGTGGTTGATCTATCAGCATCAAAGTTTAAAATCTCATTTCTTGTAGGAGCTAATGCACTTTGATTAGCTGGTACAGCAGCTAGTTTGATAAAAGTTAGTCCTGCAGATATACTTGTTGGATTAAAGTAGTTGATGGTGACCACCCCGGTTACAGGATTAAAGTTGCCAATGTTATCGACTAGTACAGTATTACCTGCAATAGAGATAATTTGAATGATGTTAGAACTTAGTTTGTTTCTGAGCACACAGGTTTGTGCCTGAAAGGTAAATTCATTACTAGTAATAATATATTGATCATCATCAGGTGCAGCAATAGCTACAGGATATTGTAACTGTTGACTAATAGAAACTTTTGTTGCAGAAAGTTTTGATCTAATGGTGGTGGTATTTTCTCCTGACAAACTATTTAATACCATGAAGTTTGCAGCGTCATTGTATCTTTGGCTTACGACAAAATCAACAATCGTATTGATATCGTCAACAGATGTAGCATCAACATCTAAAAGTAAGCTATTAATAACAGAAATCAGAGTAGGCGCTGTGGGTGTGAACCTCTGCTGCATTCTAATGTTCGCTCTGGAAGACAGAATAGAAGTGGACGATTCATCTACAAGGGATAAGACATTTGATCTTCTAAAGGCTTGTTTGAACCCACCAGTGTTATTAGCAAAGTAAGAAGATATTGTGGTGTTAACTTGATCTTGAACAGCATTCAAAGTTAAGTCTGTGAGTTTAGGGTTGAACTGGAAGAAAGTGTCCACTTCAATGAATGTTTCTATTGGATCAATAAATCTAATATTGAAGGATACAATAGAAAGTTGTGCTGCTAGTTCTCGTATCGCTTGCTTTGTGTTTGCAATTGTAGCTGCAGTCACATCATCTTCAAACAAGATTGATATGTATACTGCACCAAACTCAGGTTCCACTGCTTCTTCCCCACCCCATGATGCAATGTCTTCAATAAGAGTAGAATAACTTTGCAGGATTAAGGACGAATAGTCCTCTGCAGTAACCATACGGTTTTGAGTAGCATATTGGAAAGGTGCATTTTTACGAATAGATTCAATGCTTTCTTTTTCATCTCCACCGATAGAGTTGACATATGTTACAACATTTATATCAGAGGTTATAACACCTGATGTAAACTGAGAAACAGGAGTGAATACAGTAGCATTATTGGCAGCATTTCCTTTTACAGATAGATATTCAACTTCAATACGATTACCTGCCTGTGGTGCTATACCAAACGTCTCACCATCACCAAAGGATAGCTCAAAATATCCATTAGGAGATTCTTTTAAAATGTAGATAGTAGAGTTAGAACTAATAGATGTAGCATTCACAATGTTTTGATACGTAGTAAAATCTACTGAGGTGGCACTGGTATATACTTTTATAGTAACAGTATCAGCGTCTAAAGTACCATCAGGAATAACGTACACAGGATTATCTTCATACTCACCAACCAAAAATGTTTTAGTTTTTAATGTTCCTTCAAAAATAGAAATACGATTAGAACCATCATTTGTTTTAAACTCATAAAATCCTGTTCCATCATCAGTTGCAGTGAAAGACTCTACGGTTTGAAACGTGTATGACACATCGTCAACATTTGAGGTAAACTGTGTGTATGCAGGTAAAGATACTGTTTGCTCACGTCCTGCTGCAGTAGTATTAAACGTAAGTCTAACCTTTGCCTGTGATGCAGTATCTGTATCAGGAACATATCCAATACCTTCAGATAATGATACGACTGAACTTCTCAACTGTGCAGTTGGGAGATACGACTCGTTTAAAGCAAAGTTTGCAATCAAAGCATTTAAGTGCGTGTTATATGCCAACACATCAAGAATATTTGACAAGCCTGATGCCTCAAAGTTATAGTCTTTGAATTCATCTTTATTAGCAAGATAGTCTTTTAGATTACTCTTGATATTATTAAAGTCTAAGGCTGATGATTTAATCGTTGTTGCCATTTTATCTTAACCTTGATAGTGAAGTTGTGAATGTTACAACTTCTTCTGTGTTTATAACTTGAAACTCTATGTAAATACTTATAGAGTTTCTTTCCTCTTGATAGTTTACTGACACTTCTCTTACAATCGCTCTTGGTTCATAAGCATTGATAGCTCTTATTATGTTTTCACGTGTCTCTTCTTCAACCTCATCGTCAGCAAGTTCAAATAATAATGCTCTTATATTACCGCCATAAAAAGGCTCAAACGGCTTTTCGAAATAGTCTGTTAAAATAAGATTTTTTACAGCTTGCTTTACAGCAGCCGCTTCTTTTTTAACAAATATTTCTCCATTTGTTTTAGCAGTAAAAGACAGATCTATATCTTTATATTCTTTACGTCTACTACCGATTAAAGTAGATTGACTAAGATTACCATCTTCCTTTGCTAATACTCTAGTTGTTGCCATTAGGTCTTCTCTATTTTACTGTTATTTATAATGATTTTGCGAAGGAAACATCAAAACCTGCGTTCCAAGTTCCTGCAGATCCTGCACCATTTTGTCTCCATGTACTCTCATCATAATGAATAAATTTTTCATAGCCGCCAATACCAGGACGTATTCCTTTTGCTTTTGCGTTACGCACAAGAATACGAATATAACGCTGATACAAGGAATAGTTATCTTCTGGGTTAACCCTCTTTCCTGCCAACAATAAGAAGTGATCTGCCGCTTCTCCTTTTGGATGATTTTGAGTTCCAGTATCCCTTTTGGCTCTACCGCCATTTGAAGTTATCTGCGCAGTATATTCCTGACCAAGTTCACGAACAGCAGCCGCAATCGCATCAACAATATTTTGATTAGGCCAATTTATTCGGTCTGGTCCTCTAGAGTGAGTTACAACACCATCACTTGGTGGAATGGCAGACCGTTCTATTGCACGTGCTTTTAACGTTTCATTATCTTCTAACAAGCATTCGATTAGCTCACCTTCAGATAACAACTGTCTATTATATTCGGTAGAAACTTTTCTGTTAAATCTTCCTGTCCAGTTGTCATCAAGATCAGGCATTATTAAAATAAGTCTTGCCTTTAAAACAGGCTGATCGTTTTTACACTCTAAGGTATCATACGACAAAATCATTTCGTCAAAGAAACTCACATCTTTTACATACTCTGCGATATCAAACAAATCTAAGTTGTTTTCTGCACCACTTTGATCAATCGCTTTGTATACTACAGCCTTGCCTTTAGATTTAAAATCGTTTATGCTTTTCGGTGTTATCACTTCAGATGGACCAGGTTTGTAAATACCTTCTGATACAACTAGGTTTATACCTTTAAACCTATCAGTATTAGCTTGTACCTTTTTCAATATAAGACTGTGTAAGTATAGGTTTCTAGCAAGATCTCTTTTCACAGACAAAGACTTAATGAACTTAAGGTTTGTTGCATCATCTGATCCCAAAAACTTTGCTATGGTAATATTATCAGACAACTTAGTTTTTATAGTAATATCATCTTGCTTCAGAGGATTGTACTTATCTTCAGGAACAATACTTACTACATTGTTTTTGGGTATATATGTTGCAGCAAGTCTAGGCGAGTAAATACTTACAGGCTTATTACCTAAGATAGGAGTAGACTCTTGCTTTACTGTTCTACCAATCCGTTTAGGAGTTGGATTATTATATTCAGAACAAATAAGATTTTCTTTTAGTAGTTGGCCCATAAACTGTGTGTTGCCTGAGTTAGCAGCATCTCGTAGCTTTGATCTAGCCTTGGCAGTAGTCATTTCTCCTTTAGAAATACCACCATAATCTTTTGACTTATCAATAAAGTTTTTGATATAGTCACCCTTATCAATAAGAACTTTACGGATACCTGCACGTGACTTAGTAAGTAAAGTATTAATCAACGTTGATGTTGGAGTTGTCATTGCAGGTGTATCAGATGTCAATGTTCCTCCATCAGTTGTTACAGCTTCGCCATACGTCTGACTCTTGGTCTGTTCTGCTGTACCTTTAAGATTACCAGTAAATACGGTTGCAGTTACACCTCTGTCAAATATAGCTCCATTTCCAACAAAGTCAACTCCTGTACCCCCAATCGTTCCAGATCCACCTAGCACACTCATATCGTTAGCAGAAATAGTTACGTTGTTAGATGCAATGTTGGCATAGTCCTGTGAGGTGATGTTCATTTCACCACTAGAGAATAATCCAACATTACCATTCACATTATAATCAAGATTACCCTTGACGTTGTGTTGATGCCCACCCAAGAACACATCTGTAACTAGACCAGTTGAATAGGTTGTTATTGGACCTGTAACAGAAGTCTGTGATCCGTTACCAACATTCTTTTCTTCTGATCCCTTTACAGTCTCTACCTTGTTACCATTTACTGTAACATTGTAATCTAAACAATCGACATTAAACTCTCCTACAACCTTTATGTTTAGGTTGCCTTTATATACTAGTTGTGCATCACCTTCAACAATAACATCATTAGTACCGCCTATGACTTCTACTTTTTTATTCTTCGTGCTAATGATAATACTGCCATCAGGAGATAGTTCTATACCACTGCCTTCAAAATGTTTGATAAGAATGCGTTCATTACCATCAGTATCATCAACTTCCCATACATGACCCTTCTCAGATTTAGAAACTTGATTCTTACCATAACTAGAAGATATCTTATCACCTGAGGCTATTTCCATGCCATCGTATTGTGCAAAAAACTCTAGATCATTTCTAGCAACGCCTCTTGCTTCTTTTGCAATATTGCTTGAAAAGAAATATCCTGTCTCAGGATACTTGCCTGTAGGATCTTCAGGAAGATTTGAAACCTTATCAGACGCTCTACGATCAATGGCTTCTTGAGGAAGTGATGATAGATTATTTGGATATTCAATAGCCATACTAGTTTCCTAAACCATCTATTATTTGTTTTTGTGTTAAGGGTGGAGACTTTCTTGGATTATAGTCTTGTATATTTTCTTTTCCAAACCAAATCTTTGCAGCATTTTGCACATCCCACCATGGAGATTCTGTTGTACTTAGAATATCATATAATGCCAATGTCTGTATACCAGGTTTTACATTGTAAATAGCTTCCATAACCTTCTTTACAGTTTTTATTTGTGTCGAGTTTACTTTCCATTCAAGTTCTTCAAGAGCAATCAATATGGTTCTTTCAGAATGATCAGGTAGTTCGCCATAATATATTCCTGTACCCTTTATCTCTAACGGTCTACCTCTATACAAAATACCCGCTTGATCTATGAAAAAATGAGGTTCTAATCCTTGATTATAATCGTTAACAAATACTTGGTGATATCCTTCAACAGTACCCTTGCCATCGCTTGCTGATACAGACCAAGCTTCCCAAACCATTTGAGTAACATCTCTTTTTAGATTTGCTACTTCTGTTTCAACTTCTGATATGTCTTCAACAGAATCGAATATTTTTGTATTAATGTTTGTTGTACTTTCTCTCCAAACATTAACATAGTTATCAGTTCTTTTTGTAGGTATGTCTACGCTAACTGCAGTTGGTTCTAATGCTTTAGACGCTCTATTATCTATTTTTAGTATGACTTCTCGTAACTCTGCATCTGATTTATCAGAATACTTTTTCAAGATAGAAACAGCTTTATCTATATCACCTTTTTGTCTAAGCTCTACAATATCCTTTATATCATCAGATGGAATAGCTAATAAAACATCTCCTTTTTTAGCGACAGATCCTAAGAGAGTTTCTGTTGATTGAAAAGTTTTTTCTACTAGGTTTTCAACCAAACCTGAAAATCCAGAAAAAGAATTATTTACTAGTTTATTTAAAGATGATACTTGACTTAGAAATGTGTTTGATGCTAATGAAGATAATCCTTTAGTAGTTTTTAAAACATCTCCTAGTACGTTGTCAAGTATATTATCCCTTGCAAGTTCTGTCGCAACATTATCTCCAACAATATTTGTTATTTGGGCTGAACTTGCTGTGGTTGTGGATTTAACAACCTCTGCCAAAGCTTCAGGAAATGGTGCAGAAATAGCAACATCTAAAAACCCATCTTCTGAAAGTCTACTATCTCCTGTAATGGTGGATAAATCTGTAGCATCAGATCCAACTTTTTTTATTAGTTCATCTTTCTTAGCACTAGAATCTAACTGTACCACACCAACTTTCTTTTTTATCTGATTAGGAACAGATCCATCAACACTCGATATTATGTCTCTATCAGAGCTAGTGACACTTTTGAAACCCCCTGATGTAGAGTTATCAGGTTTATACTTAAAGCTAAATGCCGTGTCAAAAACTTCATTCAATATATTAGTATTTTCACTAGAGGCTTCTAGATCTAACAATCTTTCTATAGCATTGATACCGTCTTGTAACTTCTCCTTTGGTAATGCCATTAACCTGCTCCTGACGATATTAAGTTGTTTTCTGCAGATGCCCTTAAAGAAGCTTGATAACCATCATATGCTTCTCTTGCTGCCAAAGGTCTTCTAGGATAGCCTTCTTCTGCAGCCCTCTCATATCTATGAAAGAAATGATAAGTAGAGTTCATATCATTTTTTGGACCATCAAAGTTAGCGATATTAGCAGGGTTACTTAAATGATCCCAACACCTATGTGTACGATTTGTTTTCATGTCAAATATAAGAAACTTTAACTGTAAGAATAAATCATATGGATCTTCGTTTAGTTCTGCAGCATATGCTTCTACGCTTTGCCATCTTCCCCATTTGGAGTTCCACTGAGCTATACCTCTAGAATCTTCTTTTTCATTTTGAAGTTTAGCATTAGGATCAAAGTTACTTTCAACCTCTAAGTTTCCACATACCCCTGCAGCCGCTTTTATTGGTAAACCATTGCTAACTAAAAAGTCCATAACAAGAACCCTTAACTCTGCAACCTCTGCATTACCATTTCTATAGATTTGTTTTTGTTGTTCAGTAACAATGACTCCTTCTTTACCAATGTTCTTTGTGTCTAGAAGATTAACTCTTCCACCTTCTGCAGCCGCCCTTACTTGTGGTGAAGATGGTTGTTCGATATGGCTCATAGATCCAAGTATGATAGGATTTTGAGAAGTCACGCCATCTAAAAAGAAACCAAATACCAATGCACTATTCTTTAGTTGAGGTATTTTACCTACGCCTGATACACCACCTTCTGTAGTCGGTAACATCGTTTCTGCCCATGGCAAATATTCATTTTCAACTTATTCAGAGTGAATGCGATA